TAGCTAATAGCTGCAATTTGTTACTCGCCTTTCAGCGGGATGAGGCATTTCTGCTCATCTCTCATGGTTGTTATTCCCGTGAGATCAGACTATCGCATCACCTTTCGGCGTTCTCTCGCTTAGTCGTTCAGGCTGCTTTCGCTTGCCCCTTGTTGGCATTTCAGCGTTCAAGTCAATCAGAGAGAATTTAAGCGGCTCCATTGTATTAAAGCCGCATCGATTTGACGCATCATTTACAAATCGATAAAATCCGCATGCGTTAAGATTCCTAGCTCACTGCACTTGCAGCGTCGAGAAGTCTCATACGGATCGTAGTATCGGGTCCAAGGCTCGTCGTGAAGTGCACACGATAGCTCGTCCATCCGGGGATCAACCCTTCAGGATCGGCAACAGTCGGCTCTGCGTTCTGCACGATGTTGCACTCGATGTTACGCCACTCACCGTTGCCATAGCCCACATCACCCTTCGCTCCAAGGTTGACGGAGAAGATACCGTCGCGCCCGAAGATATAGGTGCGGAGTGCGACCAGTCCAGAGTACCCACCGTAGTTCTGGGTCTGGGTGACGAGGTTCGTCTGGAAGAACTGAACGCCGGTAGACGGCAGTTCAATGACTTCAGTCAGATCGACCGAAACGAGACTTTCCATCTTCAACTGGCCCACCGGAGTGTGCTTCAGAATGTCGATGGGAGAATCGTTGCTGTTGTCAGCAATCACATCGCCCAAAGCGAACGGGTGTATGTATTTGTGTTTAGGCTAAATTAGACAGAACACATATGCCCCATTTCATCATGCAAATACTCTTTGCATCTAGGGCAATGATCTATATCTAAACCCTGATTCACATCAGGTGCACTCTCACAGTCGCCTGTGAGATCAGACTCTATCTTCACTTCCAGATCTTCGGAAGCGCTTGACGTATTAGTCGTTACAGATTTTTGATGGTGCAAAAGTTTCATCTCCTGATACATTTTTTCTCGCAAGTCAGGATTTTCTACTTTATGCAATCGAACAAACTTCAAGAGCAATTTTGCTTGTTCCCGTTTTTCTAATAGATACGGGAGTATCGCGAGCAAAAACTTCTCTCGGGATTCATTCGAATTCAATACCCATTTGTAGCAAATCTTGTTCGCACGTCTGTCACTGCAATAGTAAGTGCCGCCTACGACTTCAACCAACATTTTAAGCAACGGCAAATAGGTATTCGTCACACCCAGATTAGCGGTGTAGTGGAAACAATTAGTTTTGCTATTTTCGGGCCTTCGTATCTTAGATATCGTAAGGTGTCCCTCGCCATCGATAATTCCAGCGATATAGGCAAACTTCGTTTTTCTCATCAAATCTTTCCTCGGTATTGTCTGCTACTATATTAGTATAACAGAGGTCCACCGATTTAGTCAAGTTTTTTAACGCAGGAGCCATACTAGCAACCCGCACAAGCGGACATTGCCTTTTGGTTAACCCCTGCGAACGTCTTCGTGCCTTCGTCGAACGGACGCACGCTGCGACCCGCCAGCGACTGAACGCTGTTACGAATCTGAGAGAGCGACAGAGCGGTGAAGCTCGAAGTGCCCGAAGCGGCCAGTTCAGTAAGGACACTGGCATCGATGCTGGATGCACCATCAGCGGTTGCACGCACGAGTGCGGACAACGATTCGCCAAGGCGATACGACATTTCGCGGGCAACGTTCTCGACGGTGTTGTCAATGGCAGTCGCCAAACTGAGCGAACTGAAATTGGCGTAGTCAGCATATTCTCCAATCGTGGCAGTGGTCGTAAGAACACTGACAGATAGAGAACTGCCGACAGTACCTTCCGTAGTCTGGGCCACGTTTGCGGCCAACGGAACGTACATGAACCAAACGTGTTTTGGATTTAAGACTTACTGTCCCTTATGTCACCATAAGGTCGCTCTCATTGTCACCAATGAGTTCGGGCTCTATCTTTGTCATTACTTGTGAAGAAGTAATGACATTTAGCGTATTAGTCTCTACAGATTCTTCTCTCTGATTTAGAAGACAGCACTTTTGTACTAACTCCCGACGTTTTTCCTGTTCACCATAACCTAAACGACAGAAGTCCAAAGCGATTTCTGCTTGCTTTCGTTTGATTACGAGGTACGGAAGAATTCCCAAAAGAAACGATTCTCGATTCTTTTTACCGGAAGGATGCCAAACGTATTGAATTTTCTTGGACCAATCAGTGTGTGATCTAGTGTAAAATTTTCCACCAAAATTACCCACCAACCATTTCATCAAATTCATAGACGTGTTGTAAATTATAATTTGCAAAAAGAAAGCGGATTGTCCATCCGGCTGTCGTTCGTGCAAACACACACAACCTTCACCATCAAATATTCCGGCCACATACGGCCATTTACTGCTCATAAGAAGCCTTTCCTCGGTATTGTCTGTTGTCAGATGTTCACCGATTTAGCTAAATTTATTTAGTACGGGACCATCATGTAATCTCGTACTGATTACCTGAATTAACAGGGAGGTCCAAACGTTCTGAACAAGCAACGAATGGGGTTTGCGCCTTCAGGTTCTCACGGAATTTCTTCATTTATATTCCGTTATTGTCAGTATACCACAATACCCTACTCATGTCAACAGCCTGACGTTTACGACAAGAAATCGTAAAACTTTACCGTGGACTGAGGCAGGTTGGCTTGCTGGTTTCCTGCGGGTGAAAAACTCATTGGAGTTTTCCTCAATTATCGACGAGATGTAGGTTTTGGCGGCATTTTTTCCGCCAACTCATTTACATGTTTCGCAAATGCGGGATTCTGTAAATTCTTCCGATATACATCGGAAGGCATTCTGTCGATTTCTGCCATAGTCAATTTTTCTATCACGCCTGTAGGAAGCGTATCAGAACCCATGCTGGATGCTATACGATTATTAAAGCCTGATGGAACTGGACTAGGACGCTTTTCCGTCGGTACACTGACGGACGATTGCGACACAGGAACCTCGCTAATCCGAGCGGGTTCCGGTGCGGGTTCCTGCGATTTCGGAACCTCAACCCCGGGTGCTGGTACTTCCGGCACGGGTGTAACCTCACGCACGATAGGCGATGGAAAAAGCAATCCGGCTTTTTCCATCTCAACTTGGGCATACTCAAAATTCTTGACTGTTGGCTTTAGCCCATTTTTAACCATCCAGTCACAGACCGTTGCTATGTTCTCCTGACACTTGTAGAATTCAGGATGCTGTGCTAGCCACTCTTCTGCATTCTGACGTGCCATGAGTTGATGCGTTTGTAATTGCGTAGTATTTAGAGTATCTCGAAGGACACTCGGCTTTACGCCAACTGCGGATTCCAAAAGTCTATCGCGAGCAGATTCGAACTTCTCGGGGTCATTCAACTCTTGAGAAATAGCAAATCGTTCTTCCGCAGATAGTGGCTTCTCCGCAAAGTTTACAAGCGGCTGAATCTTCTCAATTTCAGGTGCGATCTCATCTTTCGTGCCGCGACCTAACCGATTTTCACGGGAGAGAGTTCGCATCTTGCGAACCAACTCCATATTCTGATCTCTTAACTTCTCGACCAATTCAAGTTCGGTAGTATACAGGATTACCTGCTTGCCACCGAGCGGTCGATTATGCTCATCTACCGGCTGATACTCATACCGCTTTTGTACCGGGGCGAGCGGATCGGGAACTGCCTGAACTACTGGCACTACAGGTGCCACAACTTCAGCAACCGGGGTTTCAGGAACCTCTACTTCTAGAACAACTGGAACTGTGCTCATATACTCCTCCGTATATACTGCTTGTACTCATCGGCGGACATGGCATCCGTCAAATCTATACCTTTCCAGAGTCGATGGACTCTGTGCATCTCTTCCGGCGAAAATTCCGCCGATGTAATCAACTCATTGTCTGGAGTAGGTGTCGCAGGAAATGGGTCTTTATAAACCCGACGACGATATATTAATCGTTCATCATGCTTACCTTTGATACCTTTTTCAGCTAGGACTTTCGCCACCCATCCGTCTTCAGATTTACCAAATATCGGTGCAGCAATTACCATATCCATACTCTGGGGGCTCAACCAATAGCCCGCCCCACCGTGCATGTACTCTAGATAATTTCCACCTACATACGCTCGAACTTTCATACCAACGTAATAGTATTTCTCAAAACCACTTTTTAGAAGCCGATCTAGGCGAACATAGGCATCGTCATCGCACTTGAAAAAATGGGTGTATCCATTTTCCTTTGCCCATTTTATCGCCGCCTGTACCTTAAGCGGCAGACCCATATATGTATCTGGTACTTCTAAAAAGACTTCATCCGGCAATGCTGTGCGATCCCCACCACCATAAAAGAATCGGACATGCTCATCAGACCATGTCTCACGTATTTTTTGTGGGGCGTATATGTTCTTATGGCATGTAATTACTGCGATTAGGAGTTTCAATTAAATTCCTCAATCACTGCGGTTACCGCGTCTTCCACGATATCCTGTCGGCGATTGTTGTAAGCATTGATCGAACACTCTTCTTGAATGCGCTCCATCAATCCTACATAAAACTGTGCTACTGCTTTCGCCAAATAATGATTGGCGCAGACTTCAGCGGAGTTAGCAGGGTTAGTGTTTATCAATTTGAAGTTGAACTTTCGAACTTGATCTTCCATGATCTTCTGTACGATATCGAATCCCCGTTGCTTTACATATGAAGAAAGAATTGCTTTTTCGACATCGTCGAGTTGTAATTCTACATCTAGTCCTTTCAATAGATCATTCTCAATTTTCAGCATTCTCCTCCTAACATCCTTACTGTATTTCGCCGTCCCAAACTTTCTTAAAGATTAGGGTAAGCCAAGCGATTACGCAGAATTCATTCGCCCATTGTCCGAGTTCGATGAGTCCGTCACCTATACTATAAATACCATCTTTGAAGTCAAACACATCCGCAAGGGAATTAAGATGAGTATCCTTCGTCATTACGCAATGGACATCGTCCAGCATATCCGCAGGTAACGTTGTCTGACCTTGTATTCCTCTAAGATCATCCAATTTAACGGGATTCATCATTACAGGGAATCGGTCATGGTTAGAGATTAGAACAGCTTCATTGCTGGCAATACCAAGACCAAGGGATGCCCACGGTGCAAGTAAAACCCAGAGGCAAGAGACACGGAGGAATCTACGAATTTTATTCATACAGCCTTTCCGTACAGGGCATTCATTTTCGTGGTCCGTAGACCCCTGCTCCACGTTACATCACCGTTGGCATCTGGCCTTCTAACCCACTTGTTGAGGGCTCTCCCAGAACCGTCTCGCTAAGCCCTGAGGCTTTTGCAGAGGCGATTACTAGATCACGCTTAATACGATTGTTGGATGACTGATCTTCCAATTCCTGCTTCTGTGCAAACTTGTCATTGCTCTGCTGTTGCGCGGCTTGCGTCCTCTGCGCGGCGATTGCAGCGGGAGAGTTCGCATCCTTTTTATCCTGCATTGCTTTCGGCATCGCCTTGACGATATCCTGTCCGTTCTTCCACTCAGAGGCTTCCATCCACATTTTGAAGACTACGTTGTAATCAATGTACAGACCCATCTCTCCTAATGCTTGGGTAAGCTGTGGGTTGTCAAGGAACTGCGTCAACATAACCATCGACTGAGCCATGGTTCGTTTCGCAGCCATGCTTGCGCCCGCTAGGACTTCGAAGTCCATTTGGGCGTCCCAATACCGCTGCATATCAAGGGCCTGTGTAAGCGGACTGCCGAGCACATCACCCAATATATGGATGATGCTCGCGTCAGACATTTTCGTAAATACCAACTCGTCCACGATATACAGGAACGGTTTGAAGACTTGCTCAATGAAATTATCCAATGGGCCGTCTAATCTTGTCGCACTAGCTGATGCCTGAATTGCAGCACCACCTGAGGTTCGACCCATGGAAGAACGTGGTCCTGCTGAACTGCCTTGAACTAACTGTTGATCTGCGCCAGATGACGATTCCGTCGCCTGCTCAGATTCTTTTAGTGCATTCCAAATGTCACCGGGAACCTTAGGCGTCTCCATTAGAGTGAAAGCCTTGTCCGTTTCCCCATCAACCGTCATGATCTTGCCGACGTTTGTTTTGACCATCTGTGTAAGGTTATTCCCGTCCCTACGTTTTAGGTAAACAGGATTTACGCCATACGAAAGGATTTTCAGGATAGCGTTAATCGTTCCTTGATCTACGCGTTGGTTCTGGCCGACAATAAGGCCGAGCCCCATGCCGAAGAATGCTTTCGGTCGATTCCACCAGTTGGATGAAAGAAATGGAATGCGTTTGAATTCATTGTCTCCGGTATAGATGACTTTCTTATTATCTAACACCCGGATTTTCCGTTTGCCATCCCAATATTCCAGCACTTCCAGTTTTGTGCGGAGTGGGTCTACTGAGTTCGCAACGTTTACATCCTGTGCGTGATGAACCGCACCCTTCATGTAAAGGGTTTGCTCTGTCTGCAAATTGCTGGCGGGAGCCGGGGGTTGAATCCACGCGTCTTTCAAATTCTCGGGGAAAGACCATCCATCCATTACGGATGCATCTTCTTTCGCAGCAAGTAACAATGCCTGCTGGAGATCATATAGTTCATAGAAGTCCATGTAACGAACGTCTACAACCCACTTCGCATCTCGGATATCGGGGACATCTAGTTTCGGGTCCACAAGAACTTTGTCCAGAGGACGATGCTCGAAGAATGGCATCGGGACAGATTTTACAGTTGTCGTGATCTCTGGCGGCTGATCTAACGGAACGCTTATCGTAGTCTTTTGTCCGTCTGGTCCTACGTCTTCCTTTAGAATAGCGGCTTTGCGCCGGGACGTAACAATTTCAGTCCAGTCGTATCCCCACTTCCAAATTCCCGTTCCTAGGTGAGCCATTGTCTCAAGACCCCATTTTGTTTCGGTCTTGAATTTGCTCTTGTCCAGAATGTACGAAAATAGTGCTGTCTTTGCATCAATTATATTCTGATGTTCGCCGGGTCGCGGTCGTAGAATCATCGGCGGGTCATCGTAAAAGAGACCTTTGTACAGTTGTGGAACTACTGAATTCACAATCTTCGCAACAGTAAACCGCTGTATATTCGGTTCGAGGACATAAGTATTGTCGTAAACAGTCATCGGACGCGGTGCTTGAAATAGAAGGTCGGCATCGCGCCATAAGAGATTCCCAAATTTGTTACTGCTTTCGCAGGATCAGACATTTCTGCTGACCTCTCACGGTTGTTATTCCTCGTAAGTTCGGACTATTGCTTCGTCTTTAGACGCCCTCTCACTTAGTCTCTCACGGTGCTTTCGCTTCCGCCTCGTCTCCATTTCAGGGTTCCGAGTCAATCAGAGTGGGTTTTAAAACAGCAGATTTTGTTTACTGTTTCTGGAGAAGAAAATCTCTCGCAGCTTGTGCAGAGCCGACGACCAAAGCTAAATCGGAGGATAATCCTTTTGGATCACCTTGAGTTCCTTTGATATCGCCCGCTGGGGTAAAATTTTCAGCAGTCAGTGGCTTGTGTGCGTTACCGTCCGACTGAATTTTTGCATCAGTCACTTCAGGCATGTGCCTCCCGTTCCTTTTTCGCAGCTCGATATTTTCGGTTTGCTAGAGCTGCCTTACTCGGATTTTCCGACCGTCTCCTGATATTTGATTCGATTACCGCAGGACACGGTATTCCTCTCTTGGACTCACTCAAATGCTTACGATGGTCTATTGATGCTCCCAGACTTGAAGTCTGGGATTCTCGCTCTACAACAGCGTTACAGCACTGTGTTAGCGAACGATGGCTCCATCCGAGCCAAGATGTGTGATTGCGTAAATATGCATAATTAACTATACCATATTCCCCAACAGTTGTCAACCATAAATTCCTGCTTCTTCAAATGGATCGCAATACCCCGCCGCCATCACCTGTTCAGCTTGTACTGCCTCTCGCGCTGAAAGATCGGGATTTTCCAACGCAGCATTCAACGCCCTCTGCTTAAAACATTTGGCATATGTCCCTTTACCGTACAAATGGTCATATTGCTGTTGTGCTTGGCTGGAGATGACGAAATCGGGGCTGGCCGCTTGACGCTTACCTTCCATATCAGCATACCCAGAAAACTGGTCTACCAAAATCGATAAAGCACTAACGATATCATCATGTGTAGAAGCCGCAGTTCCGAAATTGGATAATTCGGAATACAACTCTTCGAGTCCGACGCATTGATTCGCAAAAAGAAGCCTGTCGTCACCAAGATACCTCAGCACCGGCTTCGCCTTCATATCTTTTGCGTTCTTCTTGTTTCCTTGACCGAGCGGGACGAACTCTATAGGAACACGAACACGTAATTTGTCCATTTCCCGATAAATTTCTTTTCCTAACCATTTCACGCCTACCGAATCTTCGATACACATGCGTGATGGTTTCCATTGGTTTGCGACGGCGGCTATCTTACCCGGCAACTCATATTCATTCCATCGACCGCGTTGGCAATCAATGATGTAAAACCGCCCTCCGTAAATTAAAGATGTCAGAATTACTGTATAGTCCGCCCAACTTTTCGTAGAGTAAGCAGTGTCTATACAGGTAACCACAAATCCCGTCTGCGGCAGTAAATTGGAATTGATCGTTTTCCGATGAAGCAATTCCAACGGAAATTTTACAACGTGGGCCTTGGTCGGGTCGTTGAGGTATTTTACAGCAAATCCTTCTACGTCGTGACACTCGCCCTTTAGAAACTCGTAGGTAAGCTGGCCGGGAACGTTAAACCACAATTCCCAATCAGACTCTACCATTTCGCTCTCAACTTTGCCTGCTTTTACAGCAGCCTGATTCGGCCACCATGCAGGCCGTAAATATACCTTCATCTTTACAGGATCACCATTTTTGACACATTTTTCAATGTGCTTCATGTCCTGTCCGTAGGTATCGTCGGAGTCGTACCATGTCCCGATTTTATCGTAAAATCCGTACGGGACTTTCATGGCTTTATTGATGCTAACCTGCTTGTTGACGTTCTTGATTCGGTCAACCGTCCGGCTATTCTCGTTCGTTACAACGTCATCCAGTTTCATGACGCCGACGTGCCATCCTGACAAGTTCTGGTCAATGGATGCTGCGAACACCGTACATTCCTTGTCAACAAATGCCGACGCAGGAGTTTGAAACTCTTGCTGTGTTCCGTCGTCCTTAGGAATACAATGCTCAGGAAATAGTACCTGAAATAGAAATATTGACCCATCCGGCATCATGCGCGGCTTGATCGACTTCTTCGTGTGATACAGATTCTCAGCGTCAGGATCACTGTCGTCCAACTTGAAATGTCCCTTGATTTCTTTTACGAAATCAACCGCTAGATCGAGCACGCCCGTAAGGATCATGATCGTAATTTCTGGCCAGTTAAGGATGTACTGAATTACGTCCGCCATGTCAATCGACGACTTAAAGCCGCCTCTAGGCACGAGCAATAGTCGCTCTTTCTGGTCGACGTACTGCGTTGCGAACTCCTTGAAAGTAGGAATCAGGGGATTCTTGCGGACGAAAAACTCGTTGCAGATTTCCTCGTGAGTGTTGTGAACCGTTCCATCAATCCAGATGTAAGTCTTATCCGTCGTATCCCTGTACTTTTCCAGCAAATGGCATAGCGCGAATAAATTCGTTTGGGCCATGTACCGATACAAGAGCATGCGGTCTTGTGATGCGGGATCATCTGTGATAACCCCGTATGCCTTACAAACAGCAATGATTTTCTTCTTGATAGGGTCTGTCAACCGCTCGAAACTTTCGTACGCATTGTGAGCCATGATGTCGAGGGGCATATCCTTGTGCTGATAATTGGTGTCTGCCTTGTGCTTGTTAAACCATGTTTCTAACTGATCGACCCTCATGACTCCTCACTAACCTTTTACTTGCAATCGCCGACTGCACCTTTGTAATTCATATTACCTTCGGGCTGGCCGGGATAATCGACATATTTCGTACTACCTGCACGCTTCTCTCCCGCTCTCGTCCCTTTGAAGGGGCCGGGTCCAGACACACCAACCGTCTGTGGACCACTAACGTGTTTCTCTGCTGTCTTACTATTCTTCATAAAGTCTTTCCACCTTTCAATATACTTCGCTGCATTGCGAAGCGATTCAGGAGAGTCCCGAAAAGAGCCAAGACCTGAATTGCATCGAGAGCATAAAATACTTCTTACACATTTACCACAACTTATCCGTCCTGAACAGCATGCATGGTCGTGATCAACAGACCACCCGTTCTTTCCCGGTTCCGTAGATTCACAGACGGCACAACATCGTCCTTGAGATTCAAAAGTTGATTCCCAAATCTCAGGAGTCCACTTATACTGAATCTTTAGACGATGCTTCCTATTCCGTTTAGCAACGTATTCTGGATGTGCTTTACGCCATTGCTCACTGTTAGCGATATGCATCGCCTTATATACAGGGTCTTGCATTCGTCTCTGATGATTTTGTGCAGCCCGATTACGGCGCACTTCGGGATCTTTGTAAGGCATAATTCTCCTTTCCTGAGAATTGGGCGGTAGAGGAAGCTACCGCCCGCCTTCGGGTAATTAGTCCGAAGGAGATGAACTTATTTCTTGGGGTGATGCCAACCATGCATAGCGACGGCCATTCTGCCCATGGCGGCAGTATGCGGGTTATCGCTGTTGGCCGCTTCCTGCTTCTTCTCCATTGGGATCGGCTGATCCTCTGGAATTCCGAAGTGACGATGTAATGCCCCGCCATGCAACTTATGCATGCCTCTTGCGAAATGGGCTTTTTCTTCCGGTGTGTGTTCAGCCATACTATGCTCCTACTCCTGCTGGTCCTGCGGGTGCGACACCCGGCATCGGAGGAGCTGATGCGGTCAAAGGAGCAGGTGCTCCCACCGCAGGAGTTTCCTCTCCCTCATTGGGCGTACCGGCGTGATCCTCAAAATGATTGTGAAGATCAGACATGTCATTCGAGACATGCGTCTCATCGGGATGATGGGCCGGATGATGATGCACATGAGTATGAATTAACTTTCCATCGTGTGCACGAGTAGTACGAATTTCCTTAATATGCCTCGCAGGCTTTTTCTCGGAAGCCGATTTGCCAGGAACCATATCGAACACTTTGCTATCTGCCATATTGTCCTTCGCTGATGTAACTTTTTCGCCCTCATGTAGCGTATAGTTCCCCGTCTTGGGAACGTAATCAGTGCCGTGCTTAAAACTACCCAGCGGCTTTATGTACTGGTCAACATTGATTCGCTTCTCGGGCGGTTTATCCCCATACTTGGCACCCGGATGAATCTTGTCAACCTTCTGCGGGGGGTTCGCCTTTGGCATGTCAACAGGGCCGCTTACTGCCTTCTCGTACTCTTCCACATTCTGCTTGCGGTTACCTAGGCCCGATTCTTCACGGCTTCCGGCACCCATATTCAAAAGTCTTTTACTTAGATCGAGCTGGTCTGGCATAAATATTCTCCAAAGTATTCCATTTCGCCCGCGCCCAAAATTCCATGCCATGGCCGGGATCGAACGGGGGGTATAGCGTTTTGAAAATGTGTCTCGCCCGATTAAACGGCTGAGGTAACTCCCCCGCACTACGAAGATACATGAACGCCATTGAAGGACCGCGAGACATACCGGCGTTGCAGTATACTAATATAGGCTTGCCCTTGTCCATCATTTCCGCAATGAACTTAATTCCGGCGTCTAGCATTTCCTCAGAAATGAACTCATGATCATCTGTGTCGATCAGGTTCAAGGCCATCCAATCACCCTTGCGAGCGAAAAGATAGTCTGAGCCTTTCGGAGCACCCATAGTGGTATATCCAAGCATGGCTCGATGGCTGTCAGGACCATCCTTAGTAGCAGACAGACGGGCATAGCCACGTTTCTTTGCCTCGGGCACATCCTTATCACCGCCGACCCACAGACCGTCGATTATTTGCCTCATCAGTTCTCCTCAAATAGTTTTAGGCCAAGAGCGTTAAAGGCTTCTTCGACGTGCATACGAAAATGGTAAGAATCTTCCTTGTTCTTGAAGAGTCTTTTTCGAACTGTGACTTTTCTCTTATTATCCCATCCATAGAAACTTCTCTCCTCGCATGGATGTTTAGGAAATGCCTCACTGCGAATTATCGTAGTCGTGGCGTCTTTGATTCCCCATTTTCGGGAATCGGGTCCACGTATTGCTGAGAGAATGTCCCAAAGGTCAGCACTGTATGGTTGTTTATTCAGCATCCGTTCAATCTGTTGCAAAGCACCCCTAAGAGTTTTTGGCGTTTTCATACGCCCTCGGGCCGTGCTTAGCGATAAATTCTTCTTTAGTCAGGAATGCCAAATCCCATTTTATCTGTGATGCATTATTACTCGCGGGCAATGTAAACTTCGGTAATACGTAAGAACAACCGTTCATACCCCCTCCGTAATAATCTTCTTCGCCTTTGCCGCCGCTTGCTGCTGGGCCGCGACTTGCATCACAAAATTCTTCAGCATTACATTCGCGAAGTCCGTCGCAAACTGAACGTGCATTTCATTAAGGATCATCGAAAGACCCTTATACCTCCAGACCTTCGCAAAACCCTCGACTTGTGCTTTATTGACCTGTGGTATTTGCATGCACCCCTCCTTGATGTTTCGCCCGCATATCGGCAAGTATCTGGTCTTCGGTAATGGAGGAGCTTGACAGATTCCCTGCGTCTGCTGCTGCGAGTTGCTCGGCGGAAAACACCTTATCCATTAGAGCAAGCCGGTCAGCAGCTTTCAGCATAACCGTCAATTGCTTATGATCAAATGGTCCCTTTGCGCCACCATTAAGCATGATTCGCTTGTAAGCGGCGGCTATGAAATTGAGACCTTGGTCTTTTTTCCTTTTCGCCATACTCCTCCTAAAATGGTTACCACAAATTCTTTAACGCTCCCATCGCATAAATACAATTCTTTTCTTCTTGAAAAGGTCGCCCGTGTTGGTGCTTCAGATGTTGCCGCCAAATTGCGACGTGGCACATCTCATGCAAAAGTACAATGCGCCAGTAGCAAGGCTCGCCCTTTAACGCAGGATCGATTTTAATCTCGAACACGCCATCTGCGACTTCAAAAACCGGACAGCAAATCGCATCACACTTGGCTGTCGGTTCCCAGATGGTTACTGCGTCAGGTAATTCGCCGTTCCAGAATTTCTTATTATATTGGTTATAGGCGAGCTTGAGTTGTCTATCTGACTGCATATCGCCTCCAAAAAATTAAGGGACAAACGTGACGGTTGGCCAAAGGCGACCTAACGGATGCCCCGTTTTTCTTTTAGTAACCAACAACCTACTCGTGCTGCGGAGACAACGACAATCCTGCGGTCGGGTCTTGCGCTGTATTCTGAACCGGGACAAGACCTTCGCCCGCCGTACTTGGAAGCGTATTTCCCAAAGGACCATTGTTACACACTAAATCGGTCGCATCTTGAATACGAGCTTCGATCAGTGGTTTCCCCGCCCCACCCGGCTGTACGTGCCCAGTGATATTAAGCACCGGCCCACCAAGCGTTTGCTGCGCGTTTGTCGCAATCCCGTGAATCGCCGTCGAAGCGAGACCTTTTACTGCGCTAAGTTGATACTGTGCGGCAATACCGTTAGGTTGCTCGCCGGGTTCTGCGCTTCCCCGTCTATATAAAGTTGCTCCGTCCAAACTCATAAATATCTCCTTGTCATTCTATCGCCCGCCTTTACTTTCTTGGGTGGCGGTCCCACCAGTTTACTGTTAAAGTATTATCTCCATATTTGTATGGTCGTTTAGGAGATAATGGTGTTTTTGGTGCGGGTACTACGGGTGCTACATTGGGAGCAATCCAAGTCAATGGTATCTCTATAGGGTCTAATGCCCCCCACTCCCGGCCAAGATTCCGTACTGCGGTGATCTTACCAGCCGCCATTGCCGCGGTCTTTTGCTCGTATACCTGCCGGGCGGCTTTATCACTGTACTTCGGTCGCGGGTGCCATTGGTGATGCACTTTGACATCACTGTACACGATCTTGACACCTTCATGTTTCAGACGGTCAGCAAAATCGCCGTCATCATATCCGCCGCACGGATAGTCTTCATCCATCCCGCGGAGTTTCACAAACCATGAACGCTTCATGGCTCCGCAGAAAAAGAACGGTCGTTGTGCTAACTTCCCGCAATATGTAATACCGTACTCTTCCCCATTCTCCAACAAATCTATGACAAGAGCAAATACGACGTTGTTATCGGTTACTTGAGAAGTCAGAAGCTCGATAGTGTTTGGATTGGAATGCTTACATTCCGCATTCTGAAGGATGATGATATCACCTTGTGCCCGACGCAGGCCGATGTTGATAGGCTGTGCAGGGTTTCGATATACACCTGCGCGACCAACGTGGACATACTCAACACCGTATTCTTTGCACAATGTGGGTGTCTCCGCATCCGTGCCGTCGTCAATTACGATAACTTCACAATCCTTATAAGCGGGTTGCGTCACGAAACTTTCAAACGTCTTCCGCAATTGATTGGCGCGGTTGTACGTCGTTATGACGATGGAAATTTTTGGGTTTCGTAGATAACGCCGCTTCAACTGCTCGTACAGGCATCCCTCTGGAAACTTATCATCGGTACCAGTCAACTTACCATAATCCGTACGTTGGTGGGCTTCATGCTGCCCGCGCCATGCCGCATGAAAAAGATGAACAGAATATGACTTGCTTAAATCCCAAGTCACATTCGGGTCAACCATCTGTGCGGCCCGGTCATAATGTACCGGATCAAACATATACCGAGGCACGATGTATCTCTGCAATCCAAATTGGATCACGAGTTTAGCACACAACTCTGGACCTACTTCTTGAAATGCTAACCCCGCTAACTGACCAGCATTCTTGTTATTGATGTGATCATACCACGCCCGCATAATCGGGCTGTTTGCCGGAACCTTGATGGCGGAATTGTGAAGTACCGTGCTATCTGAATCACAGCCAGCCCACACATACTCAGCGGCGAAATCATATGGTCTCAAGCAAACGCTATCCATATCCACATACCAACCACCCTTCTTCAACAACATTGCCACACGGAAAAAGTCCGCGGACTGTTGCACACAAGGGAGTTGCTTAATCTTTTCTTCCGAGATAATCTCGTTGGCATCCTTTACGATGCAACCTTCCGGAACGCCTTCCAATTTTCCGTAGGTATAAAGGTGAAACTCGTGTCCATTTGCCATGAAAGAGCGGATGCACAACTTCTCCATGGTGGTGAGTTTGCCCGACCAGAAAGATTGTATGATGTGGTTACTGTCCATTTGTCCTCCCAATCGTTTCAGAAACTCCTGTGGAACCTCGCCCTTGTTCGTCTTCGGATTCGGACCAAAACTAGAAATATTTGCACCATGCTTGCGGGCGACTACATACGGTTTGCCATCGAAAGAGGATAACACCCCCTGTGACTTTGCCCGGTCGCTGAATCGGGTATCCTCAAACCGACTCAATGCTTGAAATTTGTTATTCTGCCAATAGGCTTTCGTGAAACATAAGGACGTTCCCATGGCGTGCGGTAGCGGGTGATTAACCTGCATCGGCCAAATCCCGCCAGTTTTCATGTCATAGTAATGCAGGCTGTGGAAACCTGTGACTTGAATGCCGGGCTTGCTCAACTCATCTAATTGACGGGCAATGCGGGTTGATGCATACCAATCATCATCGTCCCAGCGGCAGATTATACTTCCTCTCGCGTGCAAACAAGCAAAGTTCAACTTCTCGCCAATAGTCATCTTCTGAACGTGAAAATATCGAATCCGGGGATTGTCTAATATGCTAGTTGGGAATTCCCCGTCATCAACGATGATCAATTCCGTATCAGATACCGTCTGTTCAAAGAACGATTCAATTGCATACCTTATCAAGTGCTGGCGGTCACCAGTGGGCATTATACATGATACATGGATTTCGCTCACAGACTCCCCCGATTTATGCTTCCCACACCCCTAGGTATTTCTCAAACTTGCCCTCAAAGATCGTTCGTACGGGATGACCCAATGAGAAAGGCGGCAATTCCAGATTGATTGGTCTCCACCCATAAGGCGGTAAGTCCGCCTCGATGTCCACTATCTCCAGATAAGTAGGAAAATTCGTCAAGGCCAGCCACTTTGCACTTCTGCGGAAGTTTTCAATTGCCTTCATCGCGTCCGCGAATGACATATGGTTGAGGCCATCTCGACAGATAACCATGTCTACCAACGGCAATTTATCCTGCACGATATCCCCAACTCGAAAATCTATGTCGGGATATTTGTCCCTATTTTTCTCAATCAATTCTGGTACGATGTCCATGCCAATGTAATCGTCCGGTAGAGCCACAGTCTTCATCCAGTTGAAATCCCCGCAGGGGGCGTCTAACAACGATTCCACTTCGTAATCATGGAACAGCGCCGGAAGTGCTTCACGAAGACCGGTTGTTACTTCAAGTTCTGAGCCATCCCCGGAAACGGATTCGACGTTTCCCCACAGATTACCACGATAAATGTCACGAAAAATTTCTGCACGAGTCATACCCAATCTTTCAGGAGTGCTACTGTCTCTTCAAGGTTCATCCGGTACGTGTTGTGCGACGTATATGATCCCGCATCCGCCGCCTTACCCTCGCTAAAGTAGGACGCATAATTCAGATCGCGTGTATCCGCGGGAAGGCGGTAATAGTTGCCATGATCCTGCGCGTGGGACATCTCCTCGGAAGTGACGAGTGTTTCGAAAAGTTTTTCGCCATGCCGGGTGCCAATGGTTTTTATTTCCGCATCCGAATTCAAAATCTCTTTGATCGCGTTCGCAACTGTAAGCACGGTTGCCGCGGGGGATTTCTTCACGAACATGTCACCCTGCTGGCCATGCTCAAACGCGTACTTAACCAATTCCACCGCTTCTTCAATCGTCATCATGAAGCGTGTCATGTCTGGGTTGGTGACCGTCAACGGTTTCCCTGACTTGATCTGATCTATAAAGAGCGGAACAACTGATCCGCGGGATGCAAGAACATTTCCGTACCGGGTACCACAAAAAACCGTATGGCTCGAAGTGCGCGACTTGGCGGTCATGACCCGTTCCATCATCGCCTTCGAAATTCCCATGGCATTTATCGGGTAAACTGCTTTATCAGTGGAGAGCGCGACAACTTTTCCCACACCCGCATTGATCGCGGCGTTGAACACATTCTCCGCTCCAAGAATATTAGTCTTGACCGCTTCGAGCGGAAAGAATTCGGATGACGGCACTTGCTTTAATGCGGCGGCGTGAAAAACGTAATCGACGCCTTCCATCGGAGCAACAAGACTCGCTGCGTCACGTACGTCGCCAATGAAGAATTCCACACGGGGGTTATTCAAACGAATCCGCATGTCTTCTTGTTTCTTTTCGTCTCTACTGAAAATGCGAATCCTGTGGTAGTTCTTGAGATACCGTTCCACCACGGCATTGCCAAAGGTGCCGGTTCCGCCCGTGATGAGAATGGTACTCATTACTTCCTCCAGACGTTTCGATTCACATAATCCACGTACGACAAAATGATGCGGACAACTTTCTCGCTGATATTTCGTTGACGCCAATCACTCGGTACAAAAGGCTGAACACTCTCAGCGGCAGCTATGCAGTCTACTGCATTTTTAAATCCGGTCATTATAACCGCGGCCTCTTCCATGCCCTCGGGGCGCTCGTGTGTCTCGCGCAAATTCAACGCGGGAAAACCCTGCAGAACTGACTCCTCTGTGATCGTGCCACTATCAGACAGAACGCAACGTGCGTCCAATTGTAACTTGTTGTAGTCGAAGAAACCAAAAGGCTTGTAGAACTCGACCTCATCTCGGAAATCCCCAAAGGTAGTCAATCGACTGTATACCCGCGGATGAGCAGACACGATTACACGTTGGTGATACTTGTCAGATAATGCATTTAGCAAGTCACAGAGTTGCTTGAACGTCTCAGGGGTGCAGTTCTCCTCGCGGTGAACGCTCACCACAAAATATTCATTTGATGTCAGGTTTAACCGCGATAAAACTTGACTAGCACGTATCTGGTCACCATAGAATGACAGAATCTCGTTCTGCGGCGAGCCCGTCTTAATGATGCGGTCGGAAGGTAATCCGTCGTGGAGCAGGTTCTCTCTCGCGATGGAACTATAAGGTAGATTGATATCGCTAAGTTGATCTACGATGCGGCGATTTACTTCTTCCGGCACGCGTTCATCAAAGCATCGGTTCCCGGCTTCCATGTGGAAGATTGGAATCTTTAGTCGCTTTGCAGCATATGCGGCAGCAACGCAGGAATTGGTGTCACCAAGAATTAAGATCGCATCCGGGTTAATTGTCTTAAGCGGATAAACTAGAAGCATCATCGCATTGCCCACAAACTCAATAGGGCTGAATGCTTGTATGTTCAAGATTACGTCCGGTTTGCGGATACCCATTTCTTTGAAAAAAATTTCATTTAATTCATAGTCGTAGTTTTGACCAGTATGAATGACCTTATGGTCTACAGCCGCGTCCAACGCGGCCATGACCCGCGACAACTTGATGATCTCAGGGCGAGTGCCCACAACCGTGACTACTCTCATACTTCCTCCGGGTATGTGTCTGGGTCAGCGGGATCAAACACTTCGCTTGACCAAACTACTAACACCATATCCCCCGCGCCGATGTTGGTGATGTTGTGAACCTGCATCGGATAAATCGTCACGATGCGAAAATCTTGTGCGTCAACAGAGATGCAATTTACTTTGTCAAATCCTGCTTGACGGATACGGATGAACGCCTTGCCCGACACAACCAAAAACTTTTCCACTTTGCGGGTGTGATAGTGATTCGCCCGAACCGCGCCGGGGTGACTACGCGATACGTAAATCTGTCCGGGTTGATCCGCGAACTCCATCAATTCGCCGCGTGCGTCTCTATGCACTTCTCCTAGCATAAAGTCTCCTCATTTGATCCGGGCTCAGCGAATGGATCGTTAGATAGTTGTTTGATTTCCCCAATTCTCCATCGCTGATATACTGGTTCGTCTTAGTCGGTTTTACTAGATGATATCTGTGGTCTGTAGTTAGGTGAATGCCTTTTCGTTTCAGTGACTCGCCCACCCATCGATCTTCTGCCCAACACCCTGCTGGGCATTGTAACAACGTTTCCATCGACCTTTTACTTAACCAATATGTAAAGCCCGGACAAAAGTCCGTTCGAAATTGTTTGCTGCTTTCTACGCTCCAGCCTCGCCCGCTTCCTACATAATCTGCGGTTGGCACGTTTGCCATCAGTCTGTCGTAGTAAACAAAAACGTCGTCGTCGCACTTAAAAATTCTGTCATACCCCCTATCAAGGGCATACTTGAGCATCGCACGCAACTTGTCGGCGCTATGAAAATAGTCGTCCAAACAAGGAAGATCGACTTCATCCTGCGGAGGCGTCCGACCTTTCCCGAATCCCTTGAATATGCGATAGTCGCAAGTTACATCTTTCAACCACGAATCCCGAATACCCTGTATGCGATTAGTGATAGGACGAGAAAACCAATCCCTACATCCAGCAATCTCATATTTGTATTCGTGACAGGAAAAGATTGCTAACAAGATTCGGGGCATTACTTCCCCCACTTTCTCAAATACTCAGCCGCTTTTTCTAATCGCTTTGGATCATCCTTGAAGATGCCGCCTCCTTGAGCCTTTCTTTTATCCAGTCGGGCAGCGGATGACATACGCGAATTTCAGGATAGTTGGGGAAAATATGTGCGAGGAGTTCCTTGGATACTTCCTTCGACACCCAGCCAAACCCGTTGCGATATATCTCGGTTGGCATAGGCGCTCCAAAACTAAGAGACCGCAATGGCTGGC